CTCAAACCTAAAAAACCGCGATGTCACTGTTGTCGTAAAAAGCTTAAGATGACTGAATTGAATTTCATCTGTAAATGCGGTCATACCTTTTGTCGAATCCACTTGAATCCTCACTCACACGAATGTTCGTTTGATTATCTCAAAGAACGACAAGAACTCATCAAACAAAAAAATCCTAAAATGTGTATTCAATGTATTGAAGTTAAATAAAGTCTATTTATTTGTATCCTTGTTGAATCTTTTTTATACCATTCTGAACTCGTATTTCAGACATACCACACGTCTTGGTTAAATACTCAAATAATTCCTCGAATTTACGAGGTGAATGATGAATCGTTAGTTGTTGCATATCCAAGGTATCTCTATACATTGTAAATAAATGCCGAGCCTCTGTATATTTAGTTTCATAGTCTTCGGGTACACTCGTTTTCAAGTGAGGTAATACAGCCTCAATAGATCCGTATTTTTTGATTACGTTGTACGCAGTTTTGTTACCGACTCTGGGTAGGCTTTCACAATAATCACATCCACATAAAATACACATATCTACAAATTGTTCATAACTCATTTCAAATCCCTGTAATAGGCGATCTAGATGTATCACACTAATGACATCACTTCGTTTAATACTCCGATCTAAACACGTACGAATCATTCTAGGACAACCAAAGGTCATTGTGTCCATATCTTCGGTAACTACATAATCCACCATCCCCTGTCTACACATTTCAGAGGCATAGGCTTCGGCTTCTCCATTGGCCTGAACATAAGAAACACCCATATAATCTAATAATTGTTTGATATCATCCACGTGTTGTCGTGTCAAGCGAACTGTTTGCTTTTCTAATTGATTCTTTTGTTCGGTGGTTAATTCGGTATTTTCCATCGCCAATTTAGCCGAGGCAACTTTATCATTCCGACTCTTCAATACTCCTCCTTTATTTTCCGGAGGCTTTCCATCAAAGACAAAGATAGGCGTTATGTTGACCGCTAAATAATTCACAGTTTTGTAAAAGATTCCTGTAATGTGACTTACAACTTTACCGTCTTGACTGGTAAAGTATGATTTGTCTGATTTTCGGACATTGATTAACATCTTATACATAAATAAACTAGCATCAATGGCTATAGTTTTTCCTGTCAATGTATGGAGATTGACCGTTTCAATGGATTCAGGAGAATATTGTTTGATGAGTGGTGTGAGTCCTTTGATTCCCATATTGTTAGGATATTACTAGTATGACTAACTTTATGTTTAAATCAAATTTAATAATGCTGAGGGATAGTATAATGAGTCTTCAAACGATTAAGGAAAAATTGATTGAATCAATTAAACAAGAATTATATACAGAAGAGAATAAACAATTTTTTGAAGATGAATTTTTGAAACCTATGATTACTCAAATTTTAGATCAAATGTATCCCTATGTGTTATGGACGGCCACCTTTTTTATGGCGATGTTTCTATTTGTTATGATTATTCTTATTTTGAATATACGAATTTTGTTGAGTACGTAAAACTTAAGAAATAATAGTCTAATCTACTCTAAAGATGGATGGATCTATGATAACCAAGTTGCAAACATCTATGTATGAATGGACGGAAACTGACAATCAAATCAAACAACTGAATCAGCAATGTAGTGAGTTACGGAAAAAACGAGAGAACCTTCAAAAACACGTAATCACAATGATACAAGAACACAATCTACAAGATAATTTATTTCAAATACCCACCTTAGAAACCAATATAGCCTGTAAAACTCACAAAACAAGCGAAACCATCAGTTTCAAATTTCTAGAGGAAAAATTCAATGAGTATTTCTCATCACCAGAAGAGTGTCTTGCCTTACTCCAATTTTTGAAAGACAAACGAAAACACGAGACATCGTTAGTTCTCAAACGAAGTTCTTTGAAATGATATTTTAATCTACACTACACTAAGTAATGAAAGATTATATAATAAGAGTTAGGGTTGGTTCAAAACAATCCAAACGATATGAATATAGAGACAAGCGTGGAAAGGTATTATCCAAAGCTGAGTATGAACCGTATTTACGAGGTGTTTATGTCGCACCGGCATACAATCCGGTGAAGATTAATAAACGTAGGAATGATAAAGTCTTGGCAATCGGAACCGATGAACGAGGAAGAAAACAATACACCTATAACCCTCAGTACGTTCAAAAAGCACAAGACAACAAATACAAAAAATTGATAGAATTTGGTAATAATTACAAATGTATTATGAATCGTGTGAATAAAGATTTAACAACCTTTGAAGATACAAAGAAAAAGCAAATAGCCTTAATCTTAAAAATGATGGATGAGTGTAATTTTCGTGTGGGAAATGAACGCTACGCAAAAGAAAATAAATCCTTTGGAGTGTGTACACTAGAAACACAGCATATTCAAGTGAAACCTGATAAAGTTATCGTTGATTTTATTGGTAAAGAAGGAGTACGGAATACCTGTCAATTGAAAAACAAACGATTGATACGTAATTTACGAACTAAAAAGAAGAGTTTAAAAAAACAAGATAGAATATTCACCTATCGTAATAACAATAGATATCATAAAGTGAGCGCTTCGGATGTGAATCGGTACTTGAAACAATTTGGAGATTTTAGTGCAAAGAATTTCAGAACCTGGAATGCCAACACCGATTTAATCAAAGAATTACTCAAACCCCATACAAATCCAAAACAACATTTGACGCAGAGCATCAAGCGAGTTGCTGAAAAGATGCATCACACCCCCTCCATATGTAAGAAAAATTACATAAATAAGGAGCTACAAAATCTCTTTGTCAAACAAAATGATAAGTTTCGGTATTACTTTCGTTCCTCAGACAAAGAAGGTATATCAGATGATTTGATTCAATTTTTAAAGGACATCTACATCTACAAATAAAATATTGGATATTATATACTATGAGTAAGAGTCGTGCTAGAAGTCCTAGAGTGAGACGTCGTAGAGTGGGACGCCCATTGAAAACCAAGAGTCGGCGTTTGAAAACAAGACGAGTCAAGAGAACTAAGCGTAGTAAGCGTGTTGTGAAGAGAACTCGTAAGGTAGGAGGAGGTAAGTGATCCGGTACTACCGATATGGGTGGCCCTCGTATGCTACGAGGTGGATGAGCTATGGTTCGTAAGCAAACGGGAGGTGCTTGACCGTTCCGCGACCAGTAATTCTGTTTGAGTTATAACCGTGATGTGATCTATAGAAACACTATACATAGATTACTGAGTTAAACATACTTAAAACCTAGTTCTTTTATATTTTATACTATCAATGCATCTTCTTATTTTACCCGAGTCAGACTCTGTAGCCAGTTCATATGAATCCCACACAACCTTTCACGAGGGGGATAGTGGATTGGATTTGTTCTTTGTAGAAGATGTAGTCATTCCATCTAAGAAAACTCTTTTGATTAATCTGGGTATTCAATGCGAAGCCTTTACGGATAAAAACAAGGGAAAGAATATCTCCTATTATTTGTACCCTAGATCCTCTATAGCCAAGACACCCCTCCGTATGGCAAATTCCGTCGGTATCATTGACGCGGGTTATCGTGGTAGTCTTATGGCTGCAGTGGAAAACACGAGTGAAGATAATTATACGATTCGTGCTGGACAGCGATTATTTCAATTGTGTGGGCCTACTTTAGAACCAATTACGTTTGAATTGGTCAATTCACTATCTACAACGACACGAGGAGGCGGTGGATTTGGCTCTACCAATCAATAAATTTATCTATACTATGTATATGAAGTCATTTTACATCTTACTGTCTATCTTTCTCTACATCTGTATCATCTATTCCATCGCTCCAATCGTGGATCATTTATTCACCCCTCTGAATAAGGATAAATCAGAGATTCAATTGGTGATAGAATCTATGTCTCAAATTATAACTATATCTGTTATATGGTATGGTATTTCAGAATATATCGTTAAATCAATGAATCTAGCTCTGGGTGTCAAAGGTCATCCGCTCATCAATAAAACCAAAGAGGTTGTAGGGGCCTTGATTATGGTGGGATTACAAACTCATTTGATTGAAAAATTAGAGTACATCACTCATTTACATCCATTCCGTAAATATTATATTTATTAACGAATCAATTGATCAATATCATGAATCACTGAAAATAAGTCATTGGTTTTTTCAGTTTGAATGTCGGGTTTCTTTCGTTTTTCTTTTTTAGGGAGTGGTTTAGGAGAACCGCCAATTTCATTCTTTTTTTTCATCTTAAACATATAATTTACATTGCATTGACATTGAATGTAAATTCGTTTATCGTAAATCAGAGGTAGGGTGAAGTTGACTGAGTGAGTCAAATAGCCTAAGGTATGATAAATCATAGGGATCCGCAAATTGCGTTTGGGTCCCGTAAACTCATATTTGAATAATTTATACAGAGCAAATACTTGTTGTTTGGTTGGTTCGTCCCGAGTATTGGCTTCGTATAACAGAGCCGACCATATCAACCATACCACATCTTTTTTATACGCAGGTTTGATATTATCTATCTCACGTTCATCGATTTCAAAGGCTTGTTTCATTTTTTTATTTTTCTTTTCCCATTGAAAGATCCACGCAATCCAATACGCACCTTCGTTGTACCCCGAATTGATATTTTTACAATGAAACAATAGTTCATTAATAACAACTCGTAGTTCTTCGGGATCGGTAAATTTAAACAGTGTGTCAGGACAAAAATTGGCTTGGGCTCTTAATCTCTGTTTGATAGATTCAAATTGAAAATCGGTGGTTTCATTGATTTTAGGATATTTATCATAGCGTTTTGTTTTGGGTGAAATGGTCAGTATAGATACCAAATCAAACAATAAATTTCGTAACACTAGATTGTTCCGAAAATGAATGGTTAGATGTTTTTGTTTCTTTAGATTAATATTGTCAATGGATTTGAAGAAATACATATATTTTCTATGTAAATACACCGGTAGCTTAGGATTATTAATATGAATTAATTTAGATGAAAATGCGATGAGTTTATCTAATAAATCTATACAGTATCCCGATATCATACATTCGGTTAACCAGTGACACGCATTTTCAATCTGACCGCTTTCTATACTACGAAATAGGGTTTTATACACTTCGGTTTTCTTGAATCCACAGAAGGATTTGTCTTTGAATTCTTCTAAATGTCGGTTATCTTGAATCAGAAAGATATCATTCATTTATATCAACACTAGTTATAATAAATCTGTCTTAACCGTAGAAAAAAATATGGGTTACTAGTATATGGAACATATACCTATTGAGGTGATTCAAGCACGAGCGAATGGAATGGTGGTAATTCCAGACGGCTATGCAGTTGTAAGACCGAATCAGGCACAAAAAAAATATATAAAACAACAATTTCCTGATAAACCCTTGTCTCATACTATCCTAGTAACTCGTGTGCAGGGTAATTCGTCTTCTATACGAGGCGATCCCGAGTTATCAAAACCTAGGTCTAGATCCTTACGTAAGTATAAATCGGATAAACCGGGTCCGAGTAGGGAAACAGCGTTGTCGGTTATGATAACTTCTCGTAAGGGACGGACCTCAGGTAAGGGTAAGAGTAAGGGTAAAGGGAAGAAACGACCTTCGGATAAAGGTGAAACTAGAAAAGGTAAAAAGGCGAAAGCCCGAAAGAAACAAGGTACAAAGAAACGACGTAAAACTAAACGAAGATCCTCAAAAATAATCTAATAGAGTAGTATAATGAATATCCAAAAGAAATTTAACTCGTTATGTGATCCGGCGAAATTTTATTTAGTTGTGTCCCTAGTTTCGGTAGTGATGTATGCGTATCACATATTAGATAAATCTCCTAGATATACAGTAATGGGTCTCGGTGTTCAGGGAGCCTTGGCCCTCGCGTGGACCTTGGTGTTGAATTGGGTGTGTTCGTTGAAATACGGAACTAAGATTTCTTGGTTTTTGGTATTTTTGCCCTTACTCATTGTAATTGTATTTATGGCTGTGGTTTTCAGTCATTTAGTCAAACGTATCCCAGTTGAGGAAGAGTGTGATGAGTGCCAAAAGGCGTAAGATTTGCCAGAAGGCTTAAGCGCTACACGCTTCGCATTCATTTGGATTCACGGTAAATTGAAGAGCCTTACTGGATGGTCGTGTTCTTAGATAATAAATCCCTGTTTTGAGTCCTTTCTTCCACGAATAAAAGTGCATTGAGGTAAGCTTACGAGCATCGGGAGCTGCCATAAATAAATTCATACTTTGGGATTGACAGATAAACTCTCCTCTGTCAGCTGCCATATCAATAATATCTTTTTGAGACATCTCCCATACTGTTTTATAGCGTTCTTTGAAACAATTGGGTATTTCTGAAATACCTTGCACCGAACCTTCATTCGCAATAATACGATTTTTCATTTCTTTGGACCATCGTTCGCATAACATAAGGTCTTCTACCAGATAATTATTCAGTACCAAATATTCTCCCGCCAGAACTCGTCGTGAATAAATATTGGTTTGCATTGGTTCAAAACATTCATAATTTCCTAAAATTTGAGCGGTGGATGCAGTGGGCATCGGAGCCACGAGCAAGCTATTGCGAACCCCATATTTCTGAATTTGATCCATCAGTGAAGACCAATTGTACCTACCACTCGGTTCGTGAGAAGGCCACATATCAAATTGAAATTTCCCGTGAAACAAAGGAGATCCAACAAATGAACTATAGGATCCTAGGTGTGATTCACGTTTCAATTCTTCGGGTATCGGTTGAAGCTGTTTCCGTAGAGCAAACAGAGTATGAGAATCCACTGTAGTTTCGCTAGTATAGGAACCATATTGGTTTTCACCTTTTTGTAATATCTTCATACCTTCGTCTCGTTCTTTGGCCATTTCCATAGAGCGTTTCATAGCACCATAGTAAATAGTTTCAAAGATAGACTTATTCAATTGTTTGGCTTCTTCACTCGTAAAAGGTATCTTCATTTCAAAAAAGACATTGGCCAATCCCTGAACACCTAATCCTATGGGGCGATGTCTTCGGTTAGATCGTTCTGTTTCTGGAGTGGGGTAATAATTGTAATCAATGATGTTATTCAAATTGGTTGTCACCACTTCTACAACTTGTTGGAGAGAGGTAAAGTCAAAGGTCGGTCTCAAAAAGGCTTCCAATTCAGTAAATCCTCCAATAGGAACCATACCACCTGTAGACGTATCAAAAATTTTAGGAAAGGTTACTTTGAGAGGTGTTTCTCCGGATATCAATAAATCTTTGTAAGAGGCCTCTACATACGGAACACCTAATTTCTTACATAGATTCTTAGCCATCAAACAATACACACATTGCGATTTGGTGTAAATCTTCAATTTGACATCCTTAACATTTTTGGGTACCAAGAATTTCTTGAGTGAGATGGAAGCTAAATTACATACCGCGGTTTCTTCGGGTGAGGAATATTCTACAATTTCTGTACATAAATTAGAGGATTTGATAATACCGAGATTTTGTTGATTGGATTTCAAATTACACGCGTCTTTATACAACAAATACGGTGTTCCTGTTTCTATTTGAGAGGTTAGGATGGCATCCCAAATCTTACGAGCAGGAAGTTGCTCTCGGTAGGCTCCTCTGTCTTCCAATTGTTTGTATAATTCATTGAATTGTTCACCACACACATTCGCTAACGTTTGACATTCATTCGGACAAATCAATGACCAAACCCCATCTTCACGAACTCGTTCCATAAACAAATCCGGTATCCAGAGTGCGTAAAATAAATCACGAGCTCGTTCCAATTCATTTCCGTGATTTTTCTTGAGTTCTAGAAAATCCAAAATATCGGGGTGCCACGGTTCCAGATAAATCGCAAAGGAACCATTGCGCTTACCTCCTCCTTGATCCACATAGCGAGCTGTATCATTAAATACTCGGAGCATCGGAACAATACCATTGGATTTACCATTGGTTCCGGCGATAAATGAGTTGGTCGCGCGTATATTATGGATGTGGAGACCGATTCCTCCAGCGTGCTGAGAAATAGAAGCGCAATCGGCCAGTGTATCATAAATTCCCTTGATAGAATCATCTTTCATAGCGAGTAAAAAACACGAGGCAAATTGTTCTCGGTTAGACCCCGCATTGTACAGCGTGGGAGTGGCGTGAGTGAAATAATGAGAACTCATCAAATTATAGGTTTCAAAGGCTTTACCTAGATCACACCTATGAATGGATAGAGCGACTCTCATAATCATATCTTGGGGTCTCTCAACAATCACCTTATTCACCCGATACAAATAACTCTTTTCTAATGTTTTGAGTCCAAAGAAATCAAAATCATAATCTCGTTGATAATCAATTACACTTTCAATTTCTTCGGCATTGTCTTGAACCAATTGATAAAAGTCTTGGTTGACCAGCGGAGTGGATCTTTCATCGGTGATCGCATTGTAAAGACGAGACACTTTTCGTGAAAATTTACCGTCGGTATTCTTGTGATGATTGGATACCAGAATACGTGAGGCCAAGATGCTGTAATCCGGGTGAGTTGAATACAGAGATATCGCTATTTCTGACGCCAAAGTATCCAATTCACTGGTTTTCACTCCATCATATATCTCGGAACACACCTTTTGGGCAATGACCGACGGATCAATAGACAATTTGTAAGAAAACTCATCTCCATAAGAAAGAGCCTTCATACGATTCAAAATTTTGTCAAAAGAGACATCTTCGTAATCACCCGATCTCTTTTGAACACGCATACTATACATATACCATTGTCCAGAATTTTTAAGTAAGTTATTTAAAATAAGGGCAATACTATATTTTAGAATGAAGGTCGCTATTTGTGGACGAATGTGCTCTGGAAAGACCACACTAGCCAATTATATTATGAGAACCTTTCCAGGATATCAAACCTATTCCTTTGCTCAGAAAGTGAAAGAGTTATGCGTTGAGTTGTTTGCTATGAAGGGTAAAGATAGACCGTTATTAATCAATTTCGCTAACAAAATGAGAGAAATAGATCCCGATGTATGGGTGAATCAAGTATTACAACAAACCCAAGGTGAATCCAATTGTATAATTGATGATGTACGCTATCAAAATGAAGTGGATGCCCTTATACAAGATGGTTGGATATTCATTCAATTACACGTTCCTCGCGAAATTCAAAAACAGCGAATTATGAGAATCTATCCGAAGGATTATCAAGATCATCTTCAATCGATGAATCATATTTCAGAACAAAATTCCTTTATATTTCCAGAAGGCTATCCTCACTTAGTGTTAGATATGAGTGTGGTAAATGAAGAAAAAATAAAACACGAAGTGAATTTGTTATTCTTAAAACAATAGAATAATATCTACTCTATAGTAATGTATAAAACGGTTCGTAGAAGAAAACAAAAAACACGCCGTAAGAGGGTTCGTTGTAAGAGGGTTCGGTGTAAGAGGAATACGGGTGGATATGATTATAGTTTGGGCCGAGATGGGTTATCCGATACTGATTTGAAAGAACATTACAGTAAACTGATGATTTATTATGCAAAAATAATCAATCAAATGGGTAAAGACCACGATTTCAATTTGAATCAGGGATGGGGTGAGTGTTTGGAGGGGTGTTTAGATTTATGTAGAGAGGCCGTTTCAGAAGAATTAGATCACGTACAATATTACATTAATTTAGTACGTAATGGGTTTGGTAAATATGGTGATCGTGTTCAATTTACACCTGTATCTGATAGTTCGTGGTCTAAAGAAAAACATACCTTCTTGATTAGAGGATTACGAGGTCATCATAGTCATCTGAGCCATCAGAGGCATCGCACTCATCGCACTCACCTAGGTGGAAATTGGCGTGGTGGGAAAAATGTAGATATAGTACTGGTTTCGGGTCCCAGCGCCGCAGGGAAAACCTACTGGACAAAAGAAGGATTATTAGATGCCTTATTTCCTAAAGACATTTTTTTTGTGATTGATGGTGGTTCTTATCGTGAATTAAGTGTGATGTATCAAATTATCAATTTATTAGCACAAACCCCTTATGGTGAATCCGTTACCTTAGATACAATCTACGAAACCAGTATACCCGATGATTCATTAAAGCGTAAGTTAGTTAATCTAGATCTTCGCGGGTGGGGTGGAGAAGGTATTCTTAATTTGAACCCGACATCTAAACGTGATTTTATATCTAGAAAAATAAAGGTAGTGGATAGTACGGCTATTTTTGACAGTGATATTGTTAAGAATTCAATGAAAGATATCTTGAAGAAATCTAGTAAGAAGGTTATATTTACATTAGTTATACCAGACACACTTACGAGTAGTATTAATAAAGCTTTTTTTACTAATTGGTGGAGTTTATCAAGTTCCAATCATAAATTGCGAAAATGTGTTGTTCACGTATATCAACATTATTCCGAAAGTGCATCAGAAGAGGATGCTAGACCTCATACAATTGAGACAAAGTATGGTGTGGTGCGTTGTTGTAAAACTACCTTGGAAAGTGGTATTGAACGAGAAAAATCGGAAGGGAAGAAATATACTGCGAGTTCTAGTACTTGGATGAAATCTCAAAAGCGTGGTTTACGCAAATGTTTGTCAGCTTTAAAGGAAAGTGGGTATTGTATTATTATTCACAACAATAATAATAAGGATAGAGATGAAGAGATATTGGATTATTCAGCCATCTCTATTTGGTATAATAAAGAGACATCTAAATCAATGTTTACTAAAATGAAACGATGGGTAAATAAACTTCATAAGGTTAAATTCAAAGGATACGGCTTATCTACCGAAGAAATCGATTCAATGGAGTATAAGAATCGTTATGAGTTAGCTAATAAAATGGAATATGATCTACTAGTGGATGGGGACAATCCTTAGTTTGAATTGAATGATTCTTTTCATACAGTAACTAAAGAATGAATCATTTGATCCTACCGATAAATTCTTGGTTACAAAAAACGATATTCTATGATTCAAGTTATCATATTAAAGATGCTCTGAATGAAATGATTCAATTGATCCAAACCTTGGTTGATTCAACCGAAGAATTACAATTTGATTATGAGATCAATACCTTCAAAGAAAAATGGTACTCTTTTGTATATCAAAGATATTATCTCAAACAACGGCTCAATTTTGAACCTTATGATAATGAATTGTATCAATATTTTGGATCTAAGTTTAGCGATGAATTACAAGAATTATTTACAGATATACGAAATATAACTCATAGATATAATCTAGGTTCTTTGGTTTCAATGGATTCTGTACAAGATACATCGGTTGATCTTGAGGAATTTTTATTTGATGTATTGTTACTTCAAGATCCGTATGTTGATTCAGATGAAGAAACACTTCACGAGAATGAAGAAAACCTTGTCTATAGTATAGATGGAGCCGATATATAAACGATTAATGAAACAACACGGGGGGTCCGTTCCGTTTCCTCTGATTATCCGCGCTCAAAAGAAACTAGGGGAAGACAACAAAGGCAAGAAACGTAAGACAAAACATAAAATTCGCTATAAACAATTAGGGGGGAAAGCCTCGTATCACCCGGGGACAATCATACGCCACAACCGTAAGTTATATGAATTAAACTCAACTAAGGAATGGGTAAGGGTCTAGGCCCAACCTTCTGGGTAAGGGTCTAGGCCCAACCTTCTGGGTAAGGGTCTAGGCCCTAATCCCACTTCCAATAAAGCTCTTTTAATGATATCTTTTGATTGGATTGTAAATGATGTTTATAGTCATCATCTACATAAATTGTTAAGGGTTGATCCTTTATGTGAGGCGAGTTAGATGTCCATTTATCGCGTGTCAATAAACGACTCAAGTGTTTCACGCGTCCATCGGGACCACGTAATTTACGAGAGTGTTTCACAGCCCATTCACATTGCATTGCTTCTTTCATAGAGGGAAATCCATCAATAATACATACGGGATACCATTCACTACGTTTTGTTGTGTATTTGGCGCCTCCTCGTATTTCTTGATTATGTTGTCTCCATCGTTTAAAAAAATCATTGGTCATACCTACATAGGAATATTTATCACTTTTCAAAATGTAAACTACGTACACCATTTACTTTAATGTATACTTTCTTTTATGTCTTTTATGTCTTTTATGACTAGTATGTCTCCGTCTATAAGTTCTCTTTTTCCTCTTCTTTTTCTTCTTAGTTTGTTTCCGTTTCCGTTTTCGTTTCCTTGCTGTAGCTCGGAGAATACCTTCCACTGAAACAAACCGAAACCGACCGTCGTGTAAAACCAAGTACCCGTGCTCTCTACGATATGGACCTAGGGTATCGGATGGTTTGCGTTCGGGAGGTATCGGATCTAAATCAGTTCCTCCCGAACCAACGATATATTGAGTTATTCCATTAAACGAACGCTCGTGATAATAATGTTCATCGGCGCATACATAGGTAAAGGGTAGATCAGGAAACGCATCTTTCATACTGCGTAAATACTGATGTAATCGTTCGCAGGCTTTTTCTTTGATTGCATCGTTTTTTACCTTAGTGTATTTTGCGGGATGATGACCCATCACTATCAACGTAGCAAAGGATGGCTCACCTAGCTCACCCCCATAAGTTATCTCTGGACCCTTGTATTCACAAAATACACACGTATTTAACATAACAAACAGCGTGTCACCATATTGTTTTCTATAGGCAATCGGTTTGCCATCGTTGGCTAACAAAGCCCCTTTCATACCTAACTTACCACACACTTGGTTTTCTAGATCATAGACTACTTTGTTTTTTAATGCTTTGTGACTTGAACGAGGTGTTTGGGAACGAGGGTATACCGGTGAGCGCGTAGAGCTTTGTAGTTTAGAAGACACCTTATCTATAGCGAACAATTGTTTTTTGGATTTTGCTTTCTTACCTATGCTTTTTGTTACTGGGACTTTGAGTGGAGTTTCGGTCACAATGGTAGTGAGATCTCTTTCAGTCACCGTACCAATACGATCTAATTCGTGATTTCCGAGTCCAATCGTTATCTCACAACCAGTTTTAGCTACAATCTGGTGTAATCCTACAAACCCTTCACGTAATTCATCTAAATTTATCATTCTAAGTTTCAATTTATCCTCTTTATCCGTATCTACTTTCCACGTATCAGAATAATAATTATCACCTAAAACCCATAAATGAGTTAATTGACCGGAATCATATCTATCCAAGATATCTTGTAATACTGCATCACGACCCTCTCCCGCCTTATTCCAGCAACCGAAAAAGACATGGGTCATTCCTATAAGTAGACTTAGATTTATATTCGTCTATAAAATAAACAATAGGGTTTTTGCTTAGTAACGATCTCTTCGGTGATTTCATTGACAGTAGTGTCATTGTAAGTTCTCCAAGTTTTGTCTAATTCATTGTAACACATCGCATAATAGTGTCCTCCACCCAGCGACCCGCTTTGGATACTGATTCCCGATAACCGATAGGAAGTCCCTCCTTTTCCATAATTCAAGCTATAACGCGACAAATCCAAGATAGTTGGAAATTCAATATAGGTATCATTTTTACGACCTTTACTATAACGTTTCAATAAGAGAATCAATACATCAGAAGTTTTCCACAACAATAATTTCTTTTCAGGTTCAACTCGTTGCTTACATTTATCACATTTCCAAGAATTATCACAATCCAAGATAGTTTTTTGTGTAAAGGAATCTAAACAATCATACAAACACGTGGCGTCACGAGGTATCTCTAACGAAACAACCATCGTAGGATCAAAATTAACCGTATTGTAATCACAATTAGTACACGAAGTAATGGAAAACAATTGGCTATAAAATTTCTTAACAATATAAGAATAATCATTCTTAAAAAACTGAGACCAAGAGTTCATCGCTTTGTACGCCAATTTATCATATTGGCTCACAACGGGTCCTTGAATTTCAATTTCAATTCTTTTTTTAATGGATTGATGAAGAAAATCCATAAATAAATTGATAAATTCCTCAGTATCATTTTGACGAAAGTTATAAAAGGGGATGTCTTTGGATTGACACTCACGCATAAAGGTTTGAAGAAATGAGGTTGGAACCACCGGTCCCGATGAATCATTTGACCACAGCTTTATCTGTAGAGCAATCCACTCAGAATATATATCGCTAGACCCTCTCTGTTCAGTTATAAAGTCTTCGTGTTTTGGATGGAATTCTAGTAAATGACTCAAACATTGAATCGCAGAATTCATATAACACGTATTTCCAAGATTCGCTAATCCTTTATTTCCAGAATTCATATTTAGTGTTAGTATCCTGAATATTCTTTAGGTATAAAAAGTGGGTTACCGTTAGTTTGATTTTCTCTGAATTTTTTTTCTATGCTAAGGTATAAAACTATGGGAGGAGGACTTATGCAACTTGTAGCTTATGGCGCTCAGGATATCTACCTTACGGGTAACCCGCAGATCACTTTCTTCAAGGTTGTCTACCGCAGACACACCAACTTCTCAATGGAGTCCATTGAGCAGACCATCAACGGAACACCCAGTTTTGGAGGTAGTTCCTCTATCACAATTTCCCGCAATGGTGATTTAGTGGGTAGAGTCTACGTAGAATTTGATGCTTCTGCAGTTATCGATCAGATTAATTTCTGTCCCAACCCAGGACACAATCTGTTGAAGGAGGTTGAAGTTGAGATTGGTGGCCAGCGAATTGATCGTATTTACAGTCACTGGATTAACACCTGGACCGAGCTGACCGAGGAAATGCGTCCGGCTAAGATAACCGCTGACGGTAAATACCGTTCATCTGACCTTGCAACTGATGGAGAGGATGCGAATGTTCTCCCCTCTATGTATCAGAGAATGGCGGGAGCAATTAAAGCTACTGGTGAGACTTCTGAGGTATTCACAGAGAAAAATGTGTTTGTTCCTCTGCCTTTCTGGTTCTGTCGCAATCCGGGTCTCGCATTACCGCTTATTGCCCTTCAGTATCACGAGGTTAAGTTGAAGGTTACATTTGAGACGGCTGCTAATTTGGCCGGCACGGCACTGACAGGTTCTCTTTCTGGTCTTAAGGTGTGGGCCGACTACATCTACCTGGATACCGATGAGCGTCGTCGCTTTGCACAGGTTTCGCACGAATACCTCATTGAACAGCTCCAGTATCAGTCTGAAGCTCGTGGAGCTACTTTCAAATTAAACTTCAATCACCCAGTTAAGGAACTGATCTGGGCAGGAAAGAGAGCCACAATGTCAATCCACGGTGGCCCCTCCAACCCTATGGACTTACAGACTACCGCGGGTGTTAAATTGTCTGACGATACCAGCACTACGGTCACACTCAAGCTTAACGGCCACGAACGTTTTGCTCCTCGCCAGGACAATTACTTTACTCGTGTGCAGCCGTGGCAATTCCACAGTAAACCAGGTGGCGGTCCTAAGGCGGATGCGGTCCACGTATACTCATTCGCCCTCAAGCCAGAGGAACATCAGCCATCCGGAACCTGTAACTTCTCTCGCATTGATAGCGCTGAGCTCGTTTACAACAAATCTGTGGCTGGTGCTGACAAAGATGTTGATGGTATCCACATCTATGCTGTCAACTACAACGTCCTCCGTATCATGAGTGGTATGGGTGGTCTTGCCTATTCCAACTAAGTTGATCTATATTAATTCTATTCTATCACAGGTAATGTAAATTCTTTCTAAGCCTATTTTCATAAATTATCAAAGTACACTTGATAGTAAGATTCATTTATTTTTTTTCTATGCTAAGGTATAAAACTATGGGAGGAGGTCTTATGCAATTAGTCGCTTATGGTGCTCAAGATATCTACCTTACGGGTAACCCTCAGATCACTTTCTTCAA